CCGGCACTTCCCCGCCGGGGCGGGCCTTCGGGGGATCGATCCGACCGCCGCGCACGCGGTGCCGTTTCGGCAGTGATGGTCACCAACCAACCGTCCCTTGTGGACGGTTTTTTCATGCCCCCACCCGCTATGACCATCAACTATCGAAAGTGAGGCCCCCGTGCCTTCTGAGCTTCGGGAGGCGTTGACCGCTGCCGGCGCGTCAGCCCTTATCCCCAAGATCATCGACCCGATGCTGTTGGAGTACCAGCGGCGCTACTCCCCTCTGGTGCGGTCGATTCCGTCCCAGAAGTGGAACAGCGACACCTATTACTTCAACCAGCGCACCGTGAACCCGAACGGCGGGTTCGTTGTCGACGGTGGCGCGCGGGTCGTGTCGAACTCGACCTACGTACAGAACTCGTTTGGCATCAAGCACCTTCAGGTAGTCGGCGCAATCACCGGCTACGCCCAGGAAGTGACTCGCCAGGTAATCGGGGACTTGCGAGCACGTGAAATCGAGGGGTCCATCCGTGGCCTCTACTGGGACATTGAGACCGCTCTCCTGTGGGGAAACGCGGGCTCCACTCAGTTCGGACCGTACCCACAGTTCGATGGCCTGGACTCGCTGATCAACACCTACAGCGGCGGAAACCAGAACGCCCAGGACAAGGCCGGCGCGACGCTGACCCTGGCACATTTGGACGAACTGATCGACATGGTGGAAACCAACGCCGCGATGTCGGTGTTCGACTCCACATGGCAGCTGGTCATGAGCAACACCGCCGTGTCGAAGATCGCTCAGCTTCTGACCAACCAGCAGCGGTTCATGGACCGTGTTGAGGTCGCGGCCGGTCTGATCGTGCCGACCTACCGTGACATTCCGCTGATCAAGTCGTCGTTCATGAGCACTCGTTCCATTCAGATGGGCACGGTGACATCGGCAACGGCGACAACAGGCGGAACGCTCGCGGCGGCCACCTACTCCTACAAGGTGTCGGCGGTTGTCGCCCGCCAGGGTGAAATCGCGGCCTCGGCGGAGGTTTCCCAGGCCACCACGGGATCCACGTCGACGGTGACGCTGTCGTTCTCCACGCCTACGGGCCTGGACGGGCTTCAGCCAATCCTCTACAAGGTGTACCGCTCGACTTCGACGGGCACGGAAACCCTTCTGGGGTACGTGGACGCGAACGTTGGTTTCCAGGCCGACGGCATCACGCCACTCCTCACAACGTCCATTGTGGACACTGGGGCAACCCTGATCCCACAGAACGGTTCGACCCAGCCGGCCACGTTCCCAGCGACCTACCAGGGAACGAACACGAACAAGTTCCCGGCGGCCGTAGGAAACGAGAACGTCTACCTGATGTCTCGCGACTACGACAACATCTGCCGGCCGTACGTTCGCGAGCTGACACCGTTGGACGTCTACCCGACGACAACCAGCCCAGACAGCCTGCCCTACGCCATTATTTCGGACACCGTGCTCGCCGTGCGTGGTCCGAAGTTCCTGGGTGGTCTGTACCGCGTCAACACGGCTGTGTGATGACCCGGTGCCGGGTGGCCACCAGCAAGCCGCCCGGCACCGTGCACCCCGCCGACTATGGACTGACCTCCCCGTGTCGGCGGGGTGCGTCCACAATGGAGGTTCAAAGATGTTGCTACGCAAGGAACATGCCGGTTCCGACACGTTCGGGAACGTGTGGGAGACCGACGGTGCGGTTGTCGACGTGCCAGAGGAACAGGCCCGTCAGCTGTTGCGGATCCAGGACGCTGGGTTCAGCGAAGTGGCGGAAGTCCCTGTGACGCCAAGGGTTCCGAAGGGACCGGCGCAGAAGCTGATCAGCGAGTCGCCGAAGCCACTTAAAGCCAAGAGCGTTGCCAACAAGGGAATCGACGTCTCCACCTTCACGGAGTGAGCCATGGCACTGGATTCGCCCACGCCGCTTGCCACGGCAGCGCAGATGAAACAAGGGGCGTTCGCGGACCTGGTGCGAAGCTTCACCGACGACGCCCTGAACGAGATCATGGTTGAGGCCACCCGGGCGTGCGAAACCGAGTGTCAGCGCCGCCTGGCCCCGTTCGTTGGTCACTTCGAAACCCATCGGTGCCAAGGGATCGACCCAGATGAGTACACCGACACGGCGAACTTGCCTCTGGACCTTCAGGGCGCGCTGGGCCGGTCATACGCGTACGCCATGGGCGCGTCCACGCTCGTGCGCCACTTGTGGCTGAACGAGTACGCGCCTCTCTACCCCGAGTACTGGACCTATTCGGACATCTCCCTGATGATCGTGCGGTCTTACGGCGGGTCAGAAAACCTTGTGGCCACACAGTTTCAAGGACCCGAGGTTGACTCAGGTCATGTGTGGTTCAACCTGGGCAAGTTCATTCCTATTGGCTCCCTGGCCCGGGTGACGTACTCCGCCGGCTACAGCACGGTTCCGGCTGACCTGGTCCGCGCGTGCAAGTACATGGCCGCCTCCGTCGCGTGCCGTGAACTGGACCCGATGTTGCAATCCCAGCACGGACACGACCCGGACAAGCTTGAGGCATTGGCCGTGTCGTGGCTGTCGCCGTACATGCGGAGCTGACCATGGCGCGCGGTTACCCTATGTCGCCCACTGCCCGCGCCAAGCTGTTCGCCCGCATGAAAGGCCACGGGTGGGGCGGCAAGCGCCATGTCGGCGGCCACAAGGGGCACCGGATGTCCGCCGCGCAAAAAGCGAAGATTTCCAAGGCGCTCAAGGGTAAGAAGCATCCGCACAAGGGGCACTCCCCAACCGCCGCGACCCGCGCGAAGATCGGGGCCGCGCTCCGCAAGCGCGACGCGGCACGCGGCACCCGCCGTCCGCGCGCCACAACCGGCACCCGACACCTGTCGGCAAAGTCCCTGGGCAACTTGCGCCGTCCGGCCAAGGGAGCGTTTCACCGCTATGTCATGGCTCGTGGTCTGCGCACGCACAAGTTCCACAGTGGCACGCACAGGCTGATTTCCTCGACCACCTATCGCAGCCGAAAGTCTTTGCTGCACACCAAAGTTCGCCGCCGCCGCACGCGCATCATCATCCATCGCTACGTCCGTCATCACCGTGTGTGGCATCGCAAGAAGCGGAAGCGGAGGTGAGGGCGAATGTCCACATCGGACGCCGTGCAACGTGAAGCGGACTGGCTGTCTTCATTCGGTGACGGACTGCCCGCGTTGCTCAAGACGAACGGCGGCCCATGGGACCTGGTTCAGGCGTACTGGCCTCGGACGCCGAACTACAACCTGAACGGCATCTACGTCACGCGGACCAGGATCACCGATATTCGATGGTCCAACCAACGGAAGCTGCCGCGATACACGTTCCGCCTGAAGCTGTTCTGGCGTATTGGTTCCACCACAACGGGAACGATGATCGCCGAGACGGAGCAGGCCAATTTCGACGCGGCCGTGGACCTTCTGATCGATCGACTTCGGGGCACGTTGGGCGACAAGACCCACGGTGGACGGTTCCTGTCCGCCACCGAGGCACCCGGCCGGAACCCCGAGATCAACATCGATTTTGACCCGCCAGAGACCACGATGGACCGTGGTTTCCTGTCCGGCACCGCCAACTATGAGGCGGACGACTTGGAAGTCGTTATCTAACAAGGAAAAACCGGAGGCACGCGTGTTGCAGCGCAACGTGTCGGGCAGTCCTCTCGTCCTGCCAACGCTCGATCCGCCCGCCGAGGTGCTTCCGGGCGACACGATCGAACATCCCGAACTGTTGGCCGGGTTTGAAGAGGTCACCGACGAACAGTCCACTGAGGACGAACCGGCTCAGCCGGCGCAGGAAGACGAAGTAGAGCGGGCCGCCCCGTCGGCCACGACCGATGAGGAGGTGGACGACAAGTGACCCAGCTTTCCCGCCTTGCGATTTTGGGCCTGGCAAAGGAAACCGTAGCCGGAACGTATGTGGCCCCTACTGTGTACATTCCGTTCACCAAGGCTGATTTCGAGGATGTCTACACCGAGCTTAAGGACGAGTCGTACCGCGCCAACGACACCATGCTTCAGGGCATGTACCAAGGTCCGGTGCACGCGACGTGGGATATCTCCGTCCTGGCGTATCCGGACCTGTTGGGCCACTTCCTTCGGGGCATCATCGGCCCGGACACGGTGACGGCCGGTGTGTCCACGACGGTCGCCACCGGTGGTTCCGCCATCGGCGCGACCACGCTGCCGTCCACCGCGTCCATTGCCGCCTTGACCTACATCCAGGTGGGCACGGGCGCGACGCTCGAATACGCGTACGTGACCGCCGTGACCGGCACTGGCCCGTACAACCTGACGGTGACCACGGTCGTCGGTCAGACAGTGGGCCTGACGAAGGCGCACAGTGCGACGGAACCGATCGTGGCCCAGTCCACGCACACGTTCAACCAGTCGGCCAACCCGTCCACGAAGGCCACGTACTCGCTGACCGTGTACGACACGACCCAGACGGTTTCGTACTCGGGCGCGGCAATGTCGGATCTTGCCGTGAAGATCGACCCGAAGGCGTCGGTCACCCTGGACCTCAAGTACACGACGTTTCCTCAGGTTGTTCAGTCGTCCATGACTCCGACCTACACGGCGCTTCCGCCGATGCTGGGTTGGGAATGGAACATGACCAACGCGGGAGGCGCGTCCACCCGGGGTCTTACCTACGATCTGACGGTGAAACGTGCCGTGGAACCCGTTCACTCCTCGGACGGCATCCAAGCGCCACGCGAAATCTTCCAGGGCGCGTTGGAAGTCGACGGCACGTACAAAGCGATCTTCGAGAACCAGACGGACCTGAACCTGTATCTGAACTACACCCAGACTGTCACCACCGCGTTGCTTCAGCAGCCGGCGTCCGGCACCGACGGATCGGGCGCGTCGCTCGCGCTGACCATGTCGAAGTCCGGATACTTCAAGGGAAAGCGTGATTTGGCGTCCAACTACGTCCAGGCTGATTTCAGCCTGTCGGGTATCTACAACTCGACCGACACCGGAGCCGTCGCGGTCGTGCTGAAGAACTTCCAGTCCACCGCTTACTGATCAACAACAACCAGCGCGCATGACCGTCCACAATGGATGGTCATGCGCGCTGATGCCTTCAGGAGGTCACATAATGGGATACGCAAACCGTCTGGTGCACCTGGACTTCACCGAAGAACTGGCCGAACCCGGCGACCAGGTTTGGATCACCATCCGCAACCCGAAGCTGTTGGCGGCCGGCGAACTCCGCCCCCGCGACGTCGCCATGATGCCCGACGGGGTCACACCCGTGAACCTTGGCGATGCCGAATCGGCCATGTATGAAATGCTGGCCAAGCTGATCGTCGGCTGGCACGTGTACGACGCCTCCGATATCGCGTTGGACGAGGCCGGAAACCCTATGGAGCAAGACATTCTGCCACTCCCGGCCACTCCGGACACCGTGGCGAAGCTCCCGGCCATCATCGTCAAGAAGATTTCCGAGGAGATCACCAACGCCGTAAACCCCCAGTAGGGCCGGGGCATCCCTACACGGAAGACGTGCTCTGGCCCGCCGAGTCCATCTATGAGGGCACATGGGGCTCCGGGGCTCCGCCACAGGAAATGGCGGATTTCGAACTCATGTACCACATGCACTGGTCGTGGCCTGATCTGTGCGCAACCCCGCTGTACGTGAAGCGATACACGTGGGACCTGTTGCAGGCCAGGCTTTCCGCCGAACGGGAAGCCCAGGAACGGGAGACACGCAAGCATGGCCACTGAACTTCGATCCGGCGTGTTCTCCGCCCTGTTCGCTCGCATTGCTGTTGAGGCGCAAGGAAAAGCAGCCGCCGCGCTGGCCGTGGTCGGCACGGCGGTGGAGCGGCAAGCGAAGATCAACGCCTCCACCGGGTCACACCCGTACGGCACGCCCACACCAGCGTCACCGGGGACCGGTCCGGCCCGGATCTCCGGGACGCTGGTCCGGTCCATCACGCACACCGATCCGGCTATGGACTTCGCTGGCTGGTCCATGAAAGTCGGAACCGCAACCGGCCTGTACCCGCGCTATCGCACCATGTACGGCCGCACGTTCACCAGCAAGACACCAGCGAACAAGTACGGGCTGTACCTGGAAAAGGGAATGCTGCGCAACGGTGCCGCGTACCCGTTCATGGGTCCTGCGGTCACGTTCGCCACGCGGCACATTGCCGCGTTGGCGTACGAGAAGATTTTCGGCGCTCCGTGGAACGTGAGCTGAACTCATAGGGGTGCGCAGTGGCCGAACAGATCAGCGATCTCTATGTGCTGCTCCGCGCCGACACCGGACAATTGATCGGCGGCTTCACCGAAGCGTCCGTATCCGGCGAAGAGATGGCCGCCAAGGTCGCCGCTGTCACCGCCGACGTTGAAGCCGAAATCGCACGCATGAACGCGTCGCTGATCTCGGTTGGCGCGGCATCCGACGAAATGGCGTTGCAGACCACCGCCGACTTCGAAGCCATGTCGGTCAAGACGAAGACACTGGCCCTGGACTTCGAGGCCATGGCAGCCAAGGCCGAAGCGTCCACAGTGGCCATCGGCACGGCGACCGCGAAAGCCGAAGAGGACGCCGCGAAAACGGCCGCCTCGAACGCGGCGACCATGGCGAAGGTCAGCGCGTTGGTCGGCGCGGCCGGCGCGCTGGTCATCGCCGGCACAGCGAAGATGTCAGGCGATTTCGAGTCCGCCACCCAACGCCTGGTCAGCTCCGCCGGAGAGTCCGCAGACAAGCTCCAGATGGTCCGTGACGGGCTTCTCCAGATGGCCGGACAGGTTGGAGACAGCTCCCTGGACCTCGCGCACGCCGGCTACTTCATCGAGTCCATGGGCTACCACGCTCAGGCTGGCCTGGACGCGCTGAAGGCCGCCGCCGAGGGCGCGAAGCTGGAAAACGCGGACTTGAACACCGTGGCTAAAGGCCTGACAGCCACGATGAACGACTACGGCCCGAAAGTCGGGGACGCGGCCACGGTCATGTCCAAGCTGGTGACGGCCGTCGGTGACGCCGGCACCACGTTCGAGGACTTCACGGGCGCACTGCACAACGTGCTTCCGCTGGCGTCAGCCATGAATGTCCCGTTCAACGACATTGCAGGCGCGTTGGCGGAGATGACCGCGCATGGCATGAGTGCCGACCAGGCGTCTCAGAATCTGTCGAACGCGTTGCGGGAGATGCAAAAGCCGTCATCGGACATGACGAGTTACTTGGCGCAGATTGGAATCACAGCGTCCGATCTGACGGACAAGCTTGCCACGCGAGGGCTCACAGGCACGCTGAACGACATCAGCCAAGCGATCATGAACAAGATGGGGCCGTCCGGGAAGGTCCTGATCTCCGCGTTCAATGAGTCCAAGCAAGCCTCGCAAGACTTGCAAGTGATGCTGCAAAACATGCCGAAGTCGTTGCAGGCAACGGCAACAGCGTTCCTCAATGGACAGATCACGGTCAACGACTGGCGGCAGGCGATTAAGGCGTTGCCGACCGACCAGCAAGGCATGGCAACCCAGTTCGCCGCGCTGGCGAACAAGGCCGACGGCTTCAACAACATTTTGAAGCAAGGTGGCCCAGCCGCCCAGTCCTACAGCCAGGCCATGCAACGCGCCACGGGCAACGCCACGTCGCTGAACGTCGCCCTGATGCTGACGGGCCAGAACACGGCGGCCACGAACAAGGCCGTTAACGACATTGCCGCATCCACAAAAGACGCGGATGGAAGCGTCAAGGGATGGGCTGACATCCAGTCTACGTTCAACCAGAAGCTGGATGAGGCGAAAGCCGCTCTCGGTGCGGTCGCGATTCAGCTGGGCGCGGTGTTCCTGCCAATTCTGTCGAAGGTTCTCGGAGCGTTGGCGGACTCGGCACATTGGCTGTCGGAGCACCCGACGTTGATCAAGGCCGTGGCTATTGCGATCGGTATTCTCACGGTGGCCGCCTTGGCGTTCGCCGCCGCCATGGTGATTGTGAATATCGCCATGTTGCCAGAGATTGGCGTCATGCTGGCGGTCACGGCGGTGATTCTCGCTGTTATCGCGGTGATCACCATCCTGACTATCATCGTGGTTGAGATCGTCAATCACTGGCAGCAGATTTCCGATTTCTTCGTGGATTTGTGGAACACGGTCAAGAATGCGTTCGAAACGGCGATCGACTGGATCGGCGACAAGATCGGCGAATTCATTGACTGGGTGAAGCAGATTCCTCAGAAGGTATGGGACGGAATCAAGGCGCTGGGAAGCAAACTGGCTGACATCGCCAAAAGCGCCTGGGACGGTTTCACCAAGTTCATTTCTGACGGAATCAACAACACTATCACGCTGCTCACCCATTTTCCCGAAAAGGCCGGATTTGCGATCGGCTACCTGATCGGAACATTGGCGAAAAAGGGCAAAGAAGCGTGGGACGCGTTCACCGGCGCTATCGCCAACGCCTGGAACAGCACCGTGCAATGGTTCAACGACCTACCCAACAACGTGTCCAACCTGATGTCCGACGCGAAAAACTGGCTGACCGGCCCCGGAAAAAACATGGTCCTGGGCTGGCTGGACGCCATTGGCCAAAAAGCCGAGGACGTGTGGACATGGATGAAATCGGTGCCACACAAGGTCGTCAGCTTCTTTGACGACGCCGGAGATTGGCTTGTCCAAAAGGGCAAGGACATCCTCCACGGCGCGGAAGACGGCATCAACAACGGATGGGAATCCGTCAAAGCGTGGTGGAGCGCGACGTTCCCCGACGGGATCATGCGATTTTTCCGCAATGCCGGAAACTGGCTGTACCAAACCGGCCGCGACATCCTGACCGGCTTGGTGAATGGTATCAGCTCCGCTATCGGCTGGGTCTGGGACACCGTGACCGGGTTCATCTCCAACCTGATTGCCGGCGTCAAAGCGGGATTCGACTCACACTCGCCATCCCGCGTGTTCCACGCTATCGGTGAAGACCTGATGCACGGACTCGGAAACGGAATCAGCGCCAAAGCCGGAGCCGTGATCGACCTCGCCAAGAAGACGACCAGCCAAATCGTCGGCGCGGCCAACATCGGTGACATGACCATGACCGGTAACTTCACCGGCCCCAGCGGGCTCGCTACCGGAATCAACCGGGGCGGGGCCGGTGCGCAACAAGTCACCATCATCGGCCCTATCACCGTGCAAGGAAACATCCGCACCACACAGCAGTTCGTTCGCGAACTCCAACAGGAACTGCTCCGATACGGAATCCGCAATATCAACAACGCCACCAGTTACACCGGGTTCGGATCGGGGTGAGTCATGGCCAACGCGAACAAGAATTTTGCTTTGACCATGTGGGAAGTCGATTTCACCGGCGGGCCGCCTGGTCTGGCGGCAACTCGGTACAGCATCAACGCCCCGTATCGTCGCCTGGCGGTACGGGGCGCGGACATCGTGCACGGCCGCCAGTACGAGTTGGACCAGGTGCAGGCTGGTCAGGCCACCGTGTCCATCACGGACCCGTTGGAACTGCTCACCCCGGCCAACACCGGCTCCGTGTTCAACACCGGCTCCAACAAGGTATTGCCGTACCGCCGGTTCCGGGCCGCCGCGATGTGGCCCAACCAACCCGGCTCCGGAAACATCAACAACCCCAACGTGAACGGCAACTACGATCCGTCATTCGAATTGGAAACCGTCGGATCCACGTTCCCCGGCGTCTGGGCCCCGGCCGGCGGCACCACCACCTGTGTGGTGAGCAACGCTCAGCACTTCGTGGGGTCGCAGTCCATGCTGGTCACCCAGTCCGCCGCCGGAGCCGGTTTCGGATCGGTCAACGGATTCCGCACCGCGCCCGGCGTGGACTACACCATCAGCCTGTACGTGTACCCCACCAACGGGCCCGTGCTGTTCCAGGTCGTTGACGGCAACGGCGTCACGCACAACTCCGCCACCGCGTCCACACTGAACACGTGGACACGGTTGTCCGTGTCGTGGACGTGCGTGGAGGCCCTGGAAAACATCACCGTGTACGGCACCACCGCCAGCACGCCCATGTTCTACGTGGACGCGGTGATGCTGGAATTCGGGCTGGTATCGCCGTCCGCGTTCACCACCACCGGGCCGACGCTGTATATGCTCCACAACGGCTACGTCGAACGCTGGCCCACCGCGTACGACAACGCTGGCAAGCGCGCGAACCACCCGCTTCAGGCGGTGGATGGGTTGGCCATCATGTCGCGGACCGCCATTGCCCAGTCCTATTTGGCGACGATCACCGCCGATAATCCGCAGTTGTACCTTCCGTTGTCGGACACAGCCGCGCCGGGCCGGTTCACCATCGGCGGCAACAACTTCCTGTCCACGCCGTCACCGACTCCCACCGGCTCGTTCAACTGGGCGGGGGACCAGTTCCTGGACGGCACCAACGCGCTGGTGATGACCCAAAAGAACCAGTTCACCCCGCCGACCAATGGCGGTCTTCAGCAGGACACCGAATGGAACATCACGGCTGGAACATTCAGCGTGAACACGGTGGCCGCCACGTTTGAGGTGTGGTTCAAATACAATTCGGGTTTGATCGCTCCGCTTCAGGCGGCCGTCATCACCGACGGCAAAACGGTTCTTCCTGATCAGCAGTATGTTCAAACCAACAGCGCGTTTTCAGGCAGGCTGGCCGCTTCCGTGGCGGACAATCTGACAAGCACGAACGCGGTTGTCGCGTTCCCGACCGGCACGGGATTCGCCGACGGACAATGGCATTACCACGCTGTTACGCTATACACGTCCGGCGGCATGGCGTCCACAGTGGACGGAGTTGAACAGGACTTCGTCATCACCGCCCCCACGGCAATCTGGGGGGTGAACAATATTCACTTCGGCGTCAGCACAGGATTCGGAAACCCGGACGCGCAAATGTCCGTGTGCAACTGGGCCTACTACCCCCGGGATATCGGGTCGACTGCGCGCCACAATCACTACCTTCGCGGATCCGGATACATCGGCGAATTGTCCGGCGCGCGCGTGCAACGCCTGATCAACCAGTACTGGAATTCAACGAACTCCATCGCGGGCGGACAACTAGCGCTGGCACCCGATTTCAGTTACAACGGCCGCACTCTCCTGGATGTGATCCAAGAAATCCAGGAGTCAGAGCGCGGGCTGGCCTACATGAATGCGGCCGGAACATTCGTGTTCGAAGACCGCACAAGCCGGTACCTGAATCAGACGGCGCTGTGGACGTTCGGGGAGAACGCGGCCGGCGGAGAGTTCCCGTACACCGATATCCAGTTTGACTACGACCCGACGTACACGTTCAGCCAGGCAAATCTGTCGCGACCGGCGAACAGCAATTTCGCGCCGATGGTGAACAGCGCGGCGCAGGCGAACTACGGCCAGCGGATCCTGACGCAAACCGTGCAATGCAACACCGATTTTGACCTGACACAGGCCGGGATCTTCTATCTCGCACGTTACGCGGCACCCATCACACGTGTCTCCAAACTGACGTTGGATCCGTCGTCAAACCCGGCCCTGTGGCCGGTCGTGCTGTCGCTGGAAATTTCCCAGCGGGTCACGGTCAAACGCCGGTCGGACTATCTGACAACCAGCGGCGACTACTACATCGAACAAATCGAACACCACATCGACGCCGAACAGGGCACGTGGACGACGGATCTTCAATTGTCGCCCGTGTTCGTGGCGCAGGCGTGGGTGTTGGGGGATGCCACATACGGCGTGCTGGGAACGACAACCGTGCCCGTCTACTGAGGAGGTTTTCATGGCAGTAGCCAATTATCTCGTGCGACCCATCAAGTATTCGGCGGTGGTGTGGGACGGGACGAACGTCACTGACGTGAATACGGTGTGCCAGTTGTCGCATTGGTCTTTCACCGCAGACAACGGGGGCACCGCGCACACGCCATTTGGGAACTCTTTTACGGTTGCGACTGGAATGTGGGCTGTCGCCGGAGACGGCACTGTTCAATTCCTGGGCGACACGGATTTCCAAAATCAGTTCATCGCCGGGTCGTCCTGGATCGTTTCCGCCTGAAGTCGCGTAGCGCACATAGGGAGGTCGTCGCGCTGTGACAATGCCCACTTTCACCGATGGCAACGTGGTTCACCAAGCATCACTGAACGCGCTGTCCACCGGTATCAACAATATTAACACCACCGTCACCGGGGCTGCTGCGCCGCGCTCCTATGTACCCACCGTACGGTTGCGGCGAGTAGCCGGACAGAACATCACCAACAATACGAACACCACGATCAGTTGGGACACCATCGACGTCAACAATGACAACATGTTCACGCTGGTGTCGCCCACTCAGATCACTATCCAGACGGCCGGCAGCTACGCGTTTGACTGCGAATTCGGCTTCACGCTTAACGGCTCCGGTCACCGTGTCATCTGGGGCACGAAAAACGGAACCAGCACAACGGCCAACAGCGTGGCTACAGACGAACAAACGGCCATGAGCGGGGCAACCGGCCGGGGCAACACTATGCACATGGCGACCGTGATGCCGAACTGTGTAGTCGGTGATACATTCTTTGTGATTGTGTTCCAAGATTCCGGCGTCACTCTCACTAGCATCACCAGTGGTTTTCAGCCGGTTTCCAGTTTGTCTATGTGGCGCATCGGCCAGTGACGGAGGTCCCCGATGACTGAATATGGAATCGACGTGTCCGGTTGGAACAGCGTGTCCGATTGGGGCGCGGTGCGCGGCAACGGCATCACGTTCGCGTCCATCAAAGTCACCGAATCCGCCGGCTACGTGTCCCCAGACGCGTCGGGGCAGACCAACGGGGCACGGAACGCGGGCATCGCACCGGGCGGCTACCACTTCGCGCGTAGCGACACCACCCCGGAGGCGCAGGCCCAGTTCTTCGCGTCGGAATGCCGGGCGCGGGCGCTGTTGCTGAACGGCTCGTTCGTGCCGATGCTCGATCTTGAAGCGGCGGAGTTGCGGGCGACCGCGAACGACTTCACTCGCCGGTTCATCCACGCGTTCCGCATTTACAGTGGACAGCCGAAAATCGCGGTGTACAGCAACACCGACTGGTTCCGCAACGTCCTAGACATGTCGTGGGCCGACGACAACGTGTTTCTGTGGATCGCAGCGTGGAACGGCGACCCCGGCAATCCAGGTTGGTCACATCCGCGTCTGGCGTTGCATCAGCACACCGACGCCGGAACCGTGCCAGGTGTGGCCGGGACGGTGGACCGGGACGCCACTGTGGCCCCGTTCACCCTCGCGTCCATGCTCGTGGGGGACACACAACTCATTTCCGACGGAGTGGCATCAACCCCAGGAGACATCATGTTTCAATTCGTGTGCAATATCGACACCTTCGAGCCCGCCACCGGCAACCTGAGCGACAAGGCCACCACCAACGCGAATGTGCTGCTGTTGCTGGGTGGCGGATACGCCCAGCCGGCCACGTGGGCTGACGTGCAGGCCAAGGACAAGACATACAACGGCGACGGGACCGGCTCCGTGCTGGGACTGCCCGGGGCCGCCTACGCCGGCTATGTGGCCCTGGACGCGGCGGTACGCGCCCGGGATACCGCATTGGCCGGGCTCGGTTCGGCCGGCGCGGCGGGCGCGACCCCAGCGGAGGTGACGTCTATTGTGGACGCCGCGTTTGCCGGCCACACTGGGACGCTGACCTACCACGTCAACGGGTGACCCGGGTGATCATGGCGCGCGGCGGTGTGCCGGTTCTGGTGCGGTCTGGCCGCAACCCGTTCGAGGTGCTGATGCTGTGCGCGTGCGCTTTCGCTGGAGCTATCGGTCTTCTCGCGCCGAACGCGTCGGCAAATGCGGTCACCAACACGTTGCCGCATTGGGAAGTGCTGTGCTGGTATAGCGGTTTACTCGCGGGGGGCGTCATCAGTTTGGTCGGCGTAGCCAGGGGAGGAGTGATGTCACTTCTCGTGGAACGTGTCGGCATCATTCTTCTTGGCTGCCTCATGCTGGCATACGCTCTTGCGCTTTTTGCGCAAGTCGGTGTCCGGGGGACACTTCCGGCTTTGGTTACAGGATTGTTCGCCGTGGCGTGCGTCGTTCGTTTCGTGTACATCACGGTGGACCTGAAACGCATGGAGGACGTTGCCACCAAGCAATTGGACGGTGACGAATGAATTGGGCAGACATCACCGCTCTCATCGGCGCTCTTGGAGGTGCCGGTGGTGTGCTCGCCTTTATCGACGGATACAGGAAGCGGAAGCGTATTCCTATCGATCAGTCTACCGCTATCGCAAACAACGCGGTCGCTTTGATTGAACGGCTGCAAACACAAGCCGACACCCTGCAACGGCAGTTGTATAATGCGAACAGCCGTGCGGATGACTTGGCGGAAAAGCTGAAAGCGGCCAACGCGCGGGCGGATGATTTGCAGGACAAGCACGACACGCTATTGCTTCAGTTGTCCGACGCGCAGTTTCAGATGCGGAGTATGCGGACCACGATCAACACACTATCCGCGACTCTGAACCGACACGGAATCACTGAAACATAGGAGGTCGCACGTGATTGCCATTGGACGCACAGTCCATTACGTGAGCTACGGCACCCGCAACGGCGAATACACGCCGGAGTGCCGGGCCGCGATCATCACGGAAGTGGGCCAGTGGGTGACGGTTTTGCAACAAGAATTTCCGGCCGATCCGGAGCCGCTGGGACCTAGCATTACCCAGGCAGACGGGACTGTTATCCATTTTGTTGACGGAAACGGGAACCCGTTGACGTTCCCGGGAACGGATAAGCGGACCCGCGTCCTTGTCCAGGAATTTCACCCTGAGGCGTGCTCCATGTCGGTGCATAACCCGACCGGCGTGTTCTTCAACTCCGGCGGAGTGCCGATCGAGCACGACGAGACCAAGAAGCCGGGAACCTGGCACTGGCCGGAGGGATCCCCGGCCGCGCAGGAGGCGATGGCATCGTGACCGTGTTGCGGGCGGTTCTGGTGCCGCTGGCTGGCCTGTTGCTGGCGCTGGCGTTCCTGATCGGCGGCCGGGCCGCCACGGTGCTGGCCGCTGTCTCGGTCGCCCTGTTCGGTGTGGCGACATTTCTTGGCCTGATGGGAGAGTGACCCGATGTCGGACAAGGTGATCGCATGGTTGCGCACCGTGGTTCCCGCGTTGTGGGGGCTGGCCGTGGCGTGGCTGGTGACCCGCATCCCGGCCCTCGCGGCGGTTGCTGACGGCCTCAACGGTATCGGCTTGGCCGTTCTGGTGCCGGCGGCCATCGCACTGTGGAAGTGGGCGTTCACGGCCGCTGAGGGCGCGTTGCCGCCGTGGCTGACGGCAGTTCTGTTGGGCCACCCGGCCGCGCCGACCTACACACAACCGACACCACCCACGCCCGTGGTGCCGACGGTGACACCGATCAGTGAGTGAACGAAAAGCCCCCGCCTGGGAACTTCCCGGGCGGGGGCTTTTCTGCGTTCTGGGGAAGTTCAGACGGTCGCCAGTTCCGGTTCCGGCGCGTGCGCTTCCTGGAACCGGGCCAGCAGCTCCGCCGGGATCCGGCCACGCTCGCTGACCTTCTCGCCCTGGCTGCGCGCCCACTCGCGGACGGCCTGGTTCTGCTCCCGGCTGAGGTTCGTGCCGGTTGCGCGCTTCTCGCCGGACCGGGTGGCCCGCGCGGTTCCGGTGCTCTTTGGAGTCCTCGGGGTCTTCACGCGCTGTGCGCTCTCCACGAACGCTTCCAGCCGTCCGCGCAGTTCGGCTGCGTTCGCCTTCGTCAGGTCGATCGTGTACTCGATCCCGTCCAGACCGAAGTAAACCGATTCGTCGGCCGGCTCTCCGGTGATGTCGTCGACCAGTTCCACGACTGTCTTGCTCGCCATCTTCCTTGACCTCCTTGAGTCGTTATTACGGAGCATATCCTACGCGGGAATGTTTTGATGCCGGGGGCAGGAACATCCCGGATAGGTCACGTTAACCACGAAGTCGGTGTGCGGGTCGTTCACGTGGTCCAGGATCTCAATCACGTGATCGAGGCTGGTGAACCAGCCGGTGAGCGCCCCGGCCTTCGCCCATCGTTTCATCGCGCCGACCTGAACCGGGGTGGGCTTGCCGCCGTCGGGGGCCTTGCACTCCAGCTTCACGGACCGGCCGCGCATCACGGCGTCCACGTCGGGTTCTCCGGCGTTGCCGAACTGGGAGCCGTGGACCTTCCGGGCGTACCCACATTCAAACGATCGAATGTAGCTGATGGCCACGTTCACGATCTCCTTTTCGGGCACACGCCGGGGCCGTTCAGCCTTGCGTGCCGCGAGCTTCCGGAGCGGTTCCGGGTCGAACGGCGCGTCCTCGATCATCGCTTTACCTCCCTGATGCGGTCGTGGCGTACGGTCACCTGGTTGCCCTTGGAGTTGGTGAACACGTACCGCTGAACGTCGTCACCGAACATGTTGACAGCGCCCATCATGCTGCCCTTGTTCACCACGTGCGTGATACCGTCGTTCATCTCCACGTAAGTGATTTCATCGATTGGGATCCCGTCGATTTTGCGAGTCAGAGTCACAGCGCTTCCAATCGAGTCGGAATCAACCCGTTCATGTACATATTGCCGTTTGGGGCGAGCACGCGAAGCGATTCCTTCGCGCGAGTCATGCCCACATAGAACTGGCGGATCACTTCGTCCTTGCTGTCCCGCTGCTGCTGCATGGACACACGAGTGGCGTTCGAAATATCGGGGGCCAGGTACACGACGTCCGCGCCCGCGCCCTTGACACTGTGAATCGTGCCCACCACCACGCGCGGCTGCTCATTCAATGCCGCGTGCCCGCGCTGCCGAGCTACCTCAAGCGGATACGTCGCGTAATCCGCTTTTGCCTTCAACAGGCACGACGCCAACCAATCCGGGTCCGGTTGCGTCGCCCAGTCCAACGCCTCCTCCGTCTTGAACAAGGTCACGATGTCCTCATACGGAACCGGATCACGGCCCCACGCCGCCGCAATCCGCTTCGCGTTCGACACCAGGCCGGCGTCCTTGATCTTCACCAATTCCATCCACGACTGAACATCCTCACCAGTCCAATCCCGGTCAGCCAGAACCAAGTAACGGTAGACACGCTCCGCCGTGGACTGCACGTCATCCCGGCCGCCGCCAAACGGGTTCCACCGCATTTCCGCCGGCCGGTACGGATTGTGGAACGGCACACCTTCCGCCCGCAAGTTGCTAATCACCGGCTCCAACATGTAATTACACGACGCAACCACCATGACGTCCTTGCCGGCGTCCAGATCCTGGTTGATTCGAACCACCAGATCCGGGTTCCCCAGGCTTTCCGGCACAGTGAACGCGGTACCGCCGATGATCTCGCCCGTGTCCGTGTCACCGTTCAGCCGGGTCCGTGCCGTGTACGCCTTGTCCTTCCGGAACGACACGTGACGAATCCAGTCCTCCGCGATCAGCCGCACGTTCTCCGGCACCCGGTGCGACTTCGTCAGCATGTGGTCGGACACGTTGTCGCCGTGCAACATCAGCATCGGATCCGGGCTGCCGCCACGCCATCCGTTGATCGCTTGGTCGTCGTCGCCGGCCAGCACGGTTCGAGTCGCGTGTTGGCCCCATGCCAGCACGAGCGCTGTTTCCAGCGGAGTCATGTCCTGCGACTCGTCGGAGATGATGAACTGCGGATTCCCGGGCGCGTGCTCTCCGTCTCGGGCGCGTTCCAACGCGCTTTCGATCATGTCGGAGAAGTCGACCGCGACGACATCCCGCTTCCATGAATTCCAACGGGTGGCGAAGTCGAGGATGTTACGCGGCCACTCCTCGATCGGAACCATTTTGGCGCGCAACAGATCCAGGCACCCGAGGTGATCGTCTCCGGTGACAGCCTTCGTCGGATCGGTGACGAACTTTCCGGTGTCGCCGCCGCCGTCGCGCCGTGAGGCTGTGATCCGTAACGTGGACTGGTTGTTCCAGTCCTCGATCACCTTCGGGTCCAGGGCCACGCTGCTGTGCCCAGTGGCGCGGTAGGCGTGGCTGTGCAAAGTGCCGACCATCTTCTTGTTGGGCCGATACACCGCGTTGTTTTCGGTGAACTTCTGCACGATGGCGTGGGCCGCCGTTGTGGAAAATGAACAGATCAGCGTGGAGTCCGCTCCGTTGTCGCGGATCAGTTTGTAAATCTCCCGGGCGAGATAGGTGGTCTTGCCTGTGCCGGGCGGCCCGAACACGCGCAACGCCTCACCGGTGAACGCGGTGCCTTCCATGGTGTGCACTCCTTGGTGTGTAACGGATTCTCAGCGAAGCAACGCGGCCAGTCGAGCGCGTTCCCCCTTGACGTCGACACCATCTACGACTGGTGACTTCATCCGCTCCGTGACCGGGCAGTAGGACCGGAACCGACAGCCGCCGCAGTGCTCGCCCTTCGTCGGCTCCACCCACTTGCGTTCGGCCCGCAACCGGGCCGTTTCCGCGTCATAGGCCAGTTCCTTCGCCGCGTGCTCGATCGAGTCCGAATGCAGTTCCGTGCTGATCTCGCGGCGCTCCCGGATCGAGTACAGGCCGACCGTGATCCGTTTGACCCACGGCCAGCGGTGCACGGCCGCCGCCGCGTACGTGCACAGTTGCGTGTTGCGCTGTAGCTCCGTCTCGTTCGTCGGCACCGGCCCCAACTTCCAGTCCCGAATGTGAATGGACCTCTTGTCCGCCACGCTGGTGTTGAACACCAGGTCCATCACACCGTGCACGGTGGCCGGCGGCATGTCGTCCTGAGGGAGCAAGCGGAGACTGAACCTCTCCTCCACCCCGAGGATTTCCCAGGCGCGGGGAACGGTCAGCACGTCCAGCAGTTCCAGCAATAGCCGTTCCGCGTCTTCGCGTTCGTACTCGCGAACACCGGTCCCGTTGGCGTCCCAGTAGGCGTTGAACGCCGCCAGGGCCGCCAGTCCGTACGTGTCGGCCATGGTGCGCCCGGTCCACGACGTGTTGGCCTTCGCCGCCCGGTACGCGGCTTCCAGGCCGGCATGGATGGCGGAGCCGATGAGTTGCTTCACCGGGCGCGCCTGTGCCGGCGTCGCGGCGGCCACGTACCGGAACCACCAGGCGCGTGGGCATTCCGCCATGGCGTGCGATTGGGACACCGACCACGACCGGGCCGGAACCCGGCCGTGGTCTGCGCTGACATCAGTCATGCTCGTAGAACTCCACGTTAAATCCGTCGCGGGTCGCGGTGACGATGGCGTGGTCCCCGAAGCTCTCCCGGATTACGGATTCGAAGTGTCCGGAGTTGCGGTTCAGCTCCCGGAGCGGTTCCGCGCCGGGGTGTGGGTTCGGGAGGTCCACGTACTTGCACGTGGCGTCGTCCCAGGCGCGGGACAGGTTGTTCGCGTCGCGGAACCCGTCGCCATATTCGGTGTCGTCGTCGTCGTAGATGTCTTCGTCCGCGTCGTCTTCCGGGTCGTCCGGGTCCGCCGTGGCGTCCGGCAGACTGGCCGGCTTGAGGTAGAACTCACCCATGGTGAACTCGCACGGGTCACCGTCGTTGAACGACGGGACCCACTGACGCCACCGGACGGCCGCCACGTCGGGCGCGGTGAGCACGGCGTCCAGCAGTTCCAGGAACCGGGTACGGTCCCACTGTTCCACGGCGGTGTAGTCGCGGTAACTGAGATCCCCGGTGATGGGACGCCCTTCGAACGTGTCCGACTTGGTCACTTCTTGCCTTCCTGAATGGTGACGGTGAGGAAGTCCTCACGGCCGACGTAGCGGGACAGTCGGCCGCCCATCCACGGCTGAACGTCCATGCGGGTCAGCCAGTCGGACGGGGACGGAATGTAGCCCAGGTCTTCCACGATGTGCCGTTCCGCGATTTCGCGGGTGGGCACTTCGTAGGTTCCGGTGCCGTTGCGCTTGACGATGGTGATGGTGGGTCCGAAGATCCTTTCCACCAGGAACACGCCGGCCGTGTGATGGTAGAGGGCACGGTGCCGGACGTCGCCCATCGCGGCTTTGCTGCCGTCGATGAACTCTTCGATTTTCAGATAGTCATGCGGAGTGCCGCCCCACTTGTGTGAGGCGGACACCGCGTGATGCCAGCTGTTGCTCACGGTTTTCCTTACTGGTTGTAGTCCGGCTGTGCTCGAACGAATGTGGCGTATTCGCGGGTGAGTCCGGCTTCAACCACGATGTCGTCGAATTCCAGCCGTGCCACTGCCAGATCCCATACTTCATTTGAGGTGACGGGATCCGGGAGAACGGCGGGGCTGATCCGGTTCTCCCTTTCGTAAAGGCGGTTGAACAGTTCGAGCCGAATTGGGATCATCCGGTGCCCGCGCTGGTGCCATTCTTCCGTGAGGAGTCGGCCCAGGACCTTCACTGCCGGACCCGTCAGGTCGGTCTCCGCGTAGTCCATGAATTCCGCGTTCAGGATGTCGTCCACCCGGTAACGGAAAACGAACTCGGGGGAGTCGATGACGGTTTCGACGGTGGCGGTCATCGGGTGCCTCCTTTGGTGCGTTCCTGACAACAAGAAGATTACCCGACTCACTTCGGCTTGTCAACCCTTTGAACTGACGAGTTGACGATACCGCGCCACCATCACCACCGTACGAATGTCCCGCGCCTGCTCCCGGCCGGCACGCTCCAATGCGTCCAGCCACACCATGAACTCCGCGTGCGTGATCCTGTCCTCAGCGTGACGACGCTCCCGCACGTACCAACGCACGTACGGGAGCGTCACCAGCATCACGCCCAAGACGGACAGCGTGATGTCCGTCGTCACTTCTCGCCCTTCTCCTTCGGAGTCCACACGAAACGCTCACCCTCGCCCGGCTTCTCCAGGAGAATCCGGGGAGACAGCGCGATCACACTGCCGGCCTTGATCGGCGTGCGCGGAAGCTGAAGCTTCAGGTTCGCCTTGCGCTCCACCCACAGGTTCCACGCGTTCGACACGTGGTACAGCTGATCGTCCGCCTTCTCCCGGATCGATTCCCGCTTCTGCCGCACGAGCTTGTTGCGCAGCGACAGAATCGGGTTGCCGGCACTCATGTCCTCCCCCGTGCGGAGGTAGAACAGGAACTTGTCTGCCCAGTGCACGTCAATCCGCGCGGCCCGGAAGTGGACGGCCGCCGCCACCGATGGCTTGACGCCCGACGCGTTGAACACGGCGAACGCCAGGCCGGCGGAACGCTCAATCGCGTCCTTGTGCGCCCGGCACCAGCGAGTGACCTCCGGGCGGGCCGGGGCGTACAGGTCTGACGCCAGCGCCCACGTCTCCATGTTGGGATCGTCGCTGTAGCCCCACCGCATGAGCAGACGCGCCGCTGGGGCCGCCGCCACGGCGTGCTTGATATCCGCCATGGCAACCTGCTGGGTGGCCTTGCGGGTGGAGTTGGTGTCCATCACGTCCTGGGTCTCAGGCTCCAAACCCAGGATGATGTCCACCACAAGCGGCACACCGCACAACTCAACAGCCCTCAGGCGATGCTGGCCGTCCAGAAGACGGCCGTTCTTGTCGACCCGGATCGGGTCACCGACGTAGGGCCAGCCGCCTTCGGTCTCCATCATGCGGGCATAGGACACGGCCAACGTCTGACTCAGCCGCCGGTTGTTCTCGTTGGCGTTGAGGAGCCGTGTGGCTGTTTCCGCGTCGATGGTGACGGTGTAGCGCTCCACTCCCGGCGGCAGGGAAGCGAACTTGAGCCCGAACTCCCCAAGCATGTCGGTTGCGGTCCGGTTGGCAATCATGGTCACTGACGATACTCCTTGGTGTGTTTCACTGAACGATATCCAGAATCCCGTTCTCATTGGTGATCCGTGGATCACCCAACTCGATGGCGCGACGCAGGTTCATCGCGAGTGTGGTCCGTTGGATTCCCAGCGTCTGGGCGATGTCCTCTTGGCTGATCTGCGGATCCGCTGTGCGTGCGGCCACGAACGCGGCCACGATCTCCTCCCGGTTGTTCTGGAGGAGTGGGTAAATGCCCAGCTCACCCCGGTTGCGTACGCCGTAGTAGCAGCCGGAGCACAGGCCCCGGGAAACGTGCTTCCGTTCGCCGGCCTCCGCGTTCCTGCTGCCCGTCATGGGCTTCCCGCAGCGCCGGCACAGCCTTGCGGCCTGGTTGTCGGCCATCGCGCTTAACTCCTTTCGTCAGCAACGCTAGTCAGCGTTGCTTGGTTTGTCAAGTGTTGGGCTGGAAGGTGAGAGAGAAGCCGCCACGCGGGCGGCTTCACACATCACCGACTAGACGGCGACGTCGTCACGCACTGTGGGGCCGTCACCGCTGGGGCGTTCGCGCCCAGGCCCAACAGGTATGCCACCGCCAGCGCCACGGCGACACCCCCGATCCACCGAAGCGGATGAAACGCGGTTGTGTTGTTAATCATGCTCGGCACGGCTGAACTCCTTGGGGACTCGTTTCGTACGCCCCTTCGGGACGTCATCCCTCATATCATCAGGGACAAACTCCCCTCCCGGGAAGTCCGGTTCATCCGGCCACACCCTTCCATCAGCGTCCCCCACGCACAGCCGACACCTTTTGTCGCTGCTCACCCACCGGCCAGGCCACACATACATCCCACAGCCAGCGCACAAACACCACTCCGTCACCTGGTCCAACGTGGTAAACCAGGGCCGCCCGGGCTCCACACCCCACCCCCACGACATCGTCACCATGCCATCTGGGTCGAACAGCGCCGCGCCAACCGCCCGCGCGCCGGCCGTGGTGATCGGCAACCCCACCGCCGTCAACAACTCCCACCGCCGCACCACTGCTGTACCGTGCCCCGCGTTGCCGCCACACGGCACCGCCACCTGACCCACATAGGTGTCCGCCAACGCCAACCACGCGTCATGCCGGATGTAGCCTGGGAATCGAGCCGGCACAAACAGCGGGGCGGTTACCGATCCGCCGGCTCGTCGGGCGTACGCCCCGCGTCGAACCGAGCTAGTTTCCACAACCGCCGGTGCCCGGCCGATCAAGGCCGGGCACCTCTTCGCCAGGGCGGCCGCGCATTCCGCGTGTACGCACGCGTAGAAATCCGTACCACACCACCATGTGTCTGTACGCAGAGAGCACATGGCGCACGTGCCCGCGTAACCATTCACAACCGTGATCACGCCATGCCTCCCTTGATCGCACGGAGCCGCCGTTCCTCGCTGGACGTCATGCGGTCCTGTGCCGCTTCCAGCACCGCGCCCCAGTCATCCATCGTGAACTGGGACTCCTCGATTTCGAACCAGTTCGTCCGGCGACGAACCACGCCGTCCGGCCCGGCCAGTCGGGGCCGGACCTCTTTCATGTGCAAATAGTCGACCAGGTTGCGGGCCGCGCGGCCCGCGTACTGCCGGCCGCCTGGCTGTGCGGACACGTACTCCGCGAACGAGCTGAACAGGATCAACACGCGGGGGGTCGCGCCGTTGGCTCCCCAGTTCCCGGTGTCGATCATGTAGGCGCGTTTCAGCTCCACAGCCTCCGCCTCGATCGTGGTCGCCGCGTGCACGATCAGATAATCTCGAAGCCATTCCTTGACCGCCGTCGCCAAGTCCGATCCGCTGGAATCCCGCTCCCAGTGGCTCGTCAACTCGGAAATAACGGCTTCCCACTCCTCCTTGTTCTTTCCCACGGTTCGCGATGGAATCATCGCGTCCCGTTCAAGAGTGGTGCGGAATCCCTTTGGAATCTCGAAAATGTCCTTGCGGTACCATTCGGCTTTCAACGGCTTGCCCGGTCGATACAGCGCCGGACCCGAACCAGCCCAGCGGAAACCGTCCGGAATCTGGAAGATCAGCCGTCCTTTCTGGTTCTCGCCGTAGTCGCGGTGCTCCATTCCGATCGTGGACACTCCCGCTTCCCGGAACTTCTTGGGAATCAGAAGCTGATTCAGCACGTCCAGCACGGGCGAGCCTTGCGCGATAGTCTCCGGTTCCCCCGGCTCCGGTGTGGTGCCGGCGGCCGGGGGCTCCGGCTCCCGTTCCCGCACGACGGTCAACGCGGCCGGCGTCACCGGTTCGGGAACGTTCACGGGCGCGGCCGGTTCCGGCGTCGGCTCGACCACCACGGGCGCGTCCCGAATGGCCTGCATCTTGCCGGCCAGCTCATTCCGCTCCGCGTTCGCGGCCTTCGCCATCGCGGTCACGTTCAGCACGGTCCGAACCACGTAGTCGGTTCGCTTGGCCGGGTCCACCTTGTCGGTGTCCCGGTTGAGCAGCCGCCGGCACATGACCGCTTCGGCCAGCACCTCCGGCGACGCGCCCGCGTCGCACATCAGCCGCACCAACGCCGCGTCGATCGCGGAGTCGTCGCCGCCCAGGTCCGACCGCCGCCCGAACCACGTGTCCTCGATCTTGCTGAAGCCGTTCTCGATCATCAGCGCCACATGGGCCGGCATGTAGCCGCGTTCCCGGGACGCCGTGGACGACGCCCGCCGCCACACCGCGTGGAGGTCGACACCGGCCAGCGCGCCCGCGTCGGCCCCGCTGACCGCCTTCACGGCCGTGATGGACTTCATGGCCTCATCACCGGCCAGGAACCCCCGGAAGTCGTCCGGGTCGTAGGCCCAGCCGTTCCACTCCAGCACGGTGACGGGCCGGTGCCCGTGCTGTGCCTCGTGTCGGGCCCGAACCGGGTCGACGTCGCCCGCCTGGCGGCCGTGACCGGCGAGCCCGACATTCGGCGGGCCACGGCACGCGAGGCGAACGAGC